CCCACCATATGCAGATATTGTTAACTATGGTAAAAACATATCCATTCAAAAGCCTGCAGATTATTGTGATTGGTTATTACCCCTTTTTAATGAGATTTACAGGGTTTTAAAACCAAGTGGTAGTTTCATATTAAACATCAACGATACTTGCAAGGGTGGGTATAGAAATCCCTTTATTTACGAGTTAATCTATCGTTCACAAAAAGAAACCAAACTAAAGTTTTACGACACATACATTTGGCACAAAATGAATGGAATACCAAATGGTAGTCCAAAGAGATTTAGAAATACCACAGAATTTATTTTCCACTTTGTTAAAGACCAAAAGCATCTCAAATTTTATATGGATAGAGTGTTAAAACAACCAGCAGAATCATATAAAGAAAGACAAAAATATCCTTGGTCAGTTTCAGTTCAAGGAACAACAGAAAATGGGGTTAGAAATACTAAGAAAAGGGTTTTGATTAGAAAAACAAATAAACAGGTAAATACTGATGGTTCAAGTATTGATGATTTTGTTTATAGAAATGTACCTGATTTAGTAAGACCAGATAATGTAGTTAGATTCCACACAGCGGGACACGCAAGAGATAATACCATTAAACACCCCGCACCATTTTATAAAGATTTACCAGCACATTACATTAAGTTTTTAACAGATGAAAGTGATTTAGTTTTGGATGTCTTTGCAGGAATTGGAACAACAGGATTAGCCTGTAAAGAATTAAATAGAGAGTTTATAGGTTATGAACTCAACCCCAAGTATTGTGAGTTTGGAAACAAAAGAATATCAGGTGAAGAATTAGAAACATATAGAGTAGTTCAATACGACCTTGAGGGTAACTACATAGCTGATTACAAGAATAGAGCAGAAGCATCCAAAGCAACAGGAGTTCAGGATGGGGATATAATGAGAACATACAATAGAACAAAGTTTGATAGTCGTGGAGGTTTCATTTGGAAACTTGAACCTGAATATGTAATCAATCAATATGATATCAACAATAACTTTATACAATCATTTACAAGCCCATTAGAAATAGAAAAGTATTTCAATAAACCTTGTGTAAATAACATAAAGAATATCCTTCGTGGTTTTAAAAGAAACTTTACTCTGTGGGGATATGAATGGAAATTAGAAAAGAATAATTATGAGCAGAAGAAAACATTTTGAACTAAAACAATACGAAGAGTTTCAAGTACACGGGGGTATGATTGATGTGGATAAACCAAATACAATTTATCTACAACTTAGAACACACTTATTTGCAGATAACAACCAAGGTCCACAAGAATTGAAACACCTATTTTGGGGTGTTAAACAATCAATCAACAGGAGTCTAGACCATAGTATCTGTGATAAAAGATTTATATCCGATTTAGATTTTTCCGAGTCCTTCAAAGATAAACCCTATTCTTATGTGATAATGGATTTCACATTTTACCTTCTTGACCAATATGATACAAATACCCACGAATACTTTTTAGACCAAGTAGTCAAAAACCTTTACCGAGAAAACATCATATCAAGTCCATTTAGAATGTATAGAGACAAAAAAAATTCCAAAGGTGAAAATAAAAACATCGGTAGTCTTCGCACACTTAATTAAAGCAGAAGAACAAGGTAAGAAACTTGTTTGTCTACAGGGGGGTTCAAGAAGTGGTAAGACAATGAACACCTTAATATGGTGGATTCAAAAGTTATTGAGAGAAAAGAAAACTCTATCAATAGTTAGAAAAACATTACCGAGCCTCAAGAATTCAATTTTAAAAGACTTAATTACCGTGCTTGATATGTACGAGATTTATGACCCATCAAAGTGGCACAAACAAGATGGTTATTATGAACTACCAAATGGTTCAATTATCAACTGGTTTAGTTGTGATGAACCACAGAAACTAAGGGGGTCAAAAAGAGATTACCTTTATTGTAATGAAGCTAACGAACTTGACCTTGAAGATTGGAGACAACTTATTATGAGAACAGAGGGAATGGTAACCTTAGACTTTAACCCATCAGAGATTAACTCTTGGGTTTATGACTTAGAACAAAGAGATGACTGTTATTACTTCAAAACAACATGGAGAGAAAATCCATTTCTACCCCAAACATTGATTGATGAGATTGAGCGTTTAAAAGAGACTGACGAAAACTATTATAGAATCTACTCACTCGGGGAAAAGGGTATACCAACAACATTAGTATTCAATAAATGGTTCACAATAGACAAGGTCCCAAGTGATGCTAAACTACTTGGAAGGGGGATGGACTTTGGTTTCAACGATGCAACAACCCTTGTAGAAGTATATCAGAGAGGTGATGAGTTATATCTTAACGAACTTATGTATGTTAAGAATTTAACAATGGGGGATATTATCTATAAAATGGGGGAATTTTCAATTGAAAAGACAGACAACATATGGTGCGACTCTGCTTTACCACAAAATATTGAGGAATTAAGAAGACAAAGGTGGAATGCAAAACCTGTATCCAAGGCATCAATCCTTAGTGGAATAGATAAAATCAAACGACATAAAGTATTCATAACAGATAGGTCTGTGAATATCCTCAGGGAGTTTGGTTCATATAAATGGAAAACTGATAAAGATGGAAAACTATTAGATGTTCCACATGACGCAGATAACCATACAATTGACTCAGTTAGATATGTATTAGAATCAACATTAAATAAACATCAAGGAAGATATAGAGTATTATGATTACAATAACATTAGGAAAAAAAGAGTATGATGTTCCAACAGAAATGTCTGTGGAACAATACCAAAAGATTCAGACACAGAGACTATTCTTAGATAACTCTGACCCATCAAAACTACTTGCAGCCTATTTGGATATAGATGTTAAGGAAATTAAAAACGCTAACAAAGAGCAAGTTAAATTCCTTGAAGCATTTGTATTTGAGAGACTTACAAAGAATGTATCCAAAGATGTTATCTTCACCTTTGACTATGAGGGGGTAACTTATGGATTTGAAAACGATTGGAAGAAACTAGCTTGGGGTGCATGGCAAGACCTTGAATTCCTAAGTTCAGAAAATGTAACAGATAACATACACAAGATACTAGCTGTTCTTTATAGACCAGTAACCAAAATGAATGGAACAAAGTATAAGACAGAAGCTTACGACGCTAACACCATTGACGATAGAGCTGAGTTATTCAAGAAGGTACCAATCAAGATTTGGTTTGGAGCAGCACAACTTTTTTTTTTCATCAGCAAAACATACATAGACAATATAAAGAATACTATGGAGTCTCAGATGAAAATGTACCGACTGATGGAGAAGGGGAAAAAGATACTCCCAAAATGGCTCCAAAAGAAGCTACCGCTAGATTCTATTTTGCAGCGACAATTGAACTTACAAACAACGACATTACAAAAATAAAGGAGATAGATAAACTACCCATTTATTTATGTCTGAATATGTTAGCAAGAAACAAAGACATTAGAGAAGCTGAGAGAAGAGAGATAGAAAAGATAAAAAAACAAACCCCCAAATTAAGATAACGCATATAAGTTATCATTTCAATATTTAAGATTATGGAGCTTTATTTAACCTACCACAAAGTCTTGGACAAGTTGGAGCAATTCCAACAAAACTATTGTTGCCTAAACTCATTTGGTTATGGTAACTTGGTTGACTTTGGAAAAAATGTTTCAGGTCAAACTGTAACTTACCCATATCTATTCGTTGTACCTCTGTCTGTTTCTTATGACCAAAATACAACAACCTATCAGTTATCAACAATCTTTGCTGATAGACTAAATGAAAATCTTGATAACGAAAAGGATGCTGTTTCTGATATGTCCTTAGCGGCAAGACAATTGCTATCTGAGATATGGAGGGGGAATTTACAAGACTATTTTGACGCACCACTACCCGTAAATGGACAACCATTTATGGAGAGATTCAATGACTATGTTGCTGGTGTGGCTCTTGACCTAAACCTTGTGGTTATGGAAGATATCAATGCTTGTGAGCAGTGGATTGCTGTAACTCCATCGGTAACCCCGACAGTAACAAGCACACCACAAGTGACCCCAACAAATACATCAACTCCACAAGTAACTCCAACCAACACTCAGACAAGCACTCCAACCGCAACTATCGGAACAACACCTCAACCTACTCCAAGTATTACTCCGAGTCCGACGGGGGGATTACCATATAACGCATTTATTGTAGCGAGTGGAACAAGTGCAACTATTGCATGTAATAATTTGAGTTTGGGTAATACCTTCACTGTTTATGCTAACATTGCTGGTGGACCTTCACAATGTTCACCTTGTTTACCATTCAACTGTTTCCCTTGTGTTAATACAAGTGATACTTGGTGGTTAGATGCGGCATTCACAATACCATTACCAGATATGTTCATAGCAAACTATATAAATCCACCTTCAAGTGTTCCATCAAGACAACAAATCTCGGGACAACAGATTGTTGGGGGAACATTTACTGCATGTTAATAAGTTATGGATGAAGAACAAATGGAATTGATGAGAGCCTTGCTCTACTCTGCTATAAGGACTGAATTACAAACACCTTATAAACCTGAGGGTTATTTTGGTGAACAGAAAAAGGGTTTCAATAGGAGGGGTTCAGTTGCAACAGGTGAACTACTCAATGACTTAACGGTTGAGTGGGATGAAGACCCAAATGGAAATTATACTTTGGTGGTATCATTTCCAACAGTTCAACCAAGTTTTTTACCATTTATAATTGATGAAGGTAGAAGACCATCAACAAAATATCCACCATTAGCAGCTATTGAAGCGTGGGTTAGAGTTAAACCAGTATTCTTTAGAGATGCAAGAGGTAGATTCGGAACAGGGACAGTTAAACAAAGAGCGTTTTTAATTGCTCGTTCCATAAAAGAAAAAGGTTTCAAAGGTAGAAACTTTTTACAAAAAGCCGAGAATAGAGTAATAAGACAACTTGAAGATTTAGGGGAACAAGCAATGGC